TGAAGCTTTAGAAACAATAGAGCAATATATTAAAAAAGATGAATTTTTTGATGATTGAAAGGAGAAACTAAAATGGTTAGTAAAGTTGTTCGACATAATTTGGAAATAGGCGAAGCAAAAATTAGGTTTCGTAATTTTAGTGGGAGGGAAGGGCAATTTAATCCCCCCGGGAAAAGAAATTTCGTGGTCTTTTTAGATCCCGATACCGCGGCAAACCTTCGTGAGGACGGATGGAATATCCGATCTCTTAGAGCTAGGGATCCGGAGGAGGAAGCTCAGGCATATCTACCAGTGGATGTAGAGTTTAAGAACTTTCCCCCAGAGATATGGCTGATTACTTCCAGAGGAAAAAATTTACTAGATGCAGAGGTTGTTGGAACTCTTGACCAGGCAGAAATTGAGAACGCGGATCTTGTTATTCGTCCTTATAATTGGGAAATGAGCGGCAAGAGGGGTATAAAAGCATATCTTAAAAAAGCGTTTATCACCATAGTTGAGGATTCCTTCAGCGCAAAATACTTCGATGTTCCCGAAGGCTTTTCGGCACCACCATTTGATGAGTAAAAAAATACAACTTTTTGATCATCAGAAACTTGCGGTTAACCAGTTAAAGACCGGCTCCATCTTATGTGGTGGAGTCGGTTCTGGTAAAACTCTTACTTCTATATTCTACTATAAGAAGAAAGAGTTTCCAAAAGATCTCTATGTCATCACCACAGCCCAAAAAAGAGACACACTCGATTGGGAACGCGAGTGTGCTTACTTTGCAATTTCAAGGGATAGGACTGCGAGTTTGGATGGAGTTCAACTAACTGTTGATTCGTGGAATAATATAAAAAAGTATATAGAAGTAAAAGATGCTTTTTTTATATTCGATGAGCAGCGGGTCATTGGTAGTGGGTCATGGGTGAAATCCTTTTATAAAATAACAAAACAAAATAATTGGATACTACTTAGTGCCACACCAGGTGATACATGGATGGATTATATTCCAGTATTTGTAGCTAATAGGTTTTATAAAAATCGAACTGAATTTATCAGAAGGCATGTTGTGTTTAATAGTTTTACCAAGTTTCCAAAAGTTGATCATTATGTAGAAGAAGGAAGATTGGCAAGGCTAAGAAATTCTATTACTGTAACAATGGATTATATTAAACCAACAGTTCAAAAGTTTGATACCATATTTGCGGATTATGATAAGGGTAAATTTGATTTGGTTTTTAGAAAGCGCTGGAACCCATTTACAAATAGACCAGTAAAAGAAGTAAGCGAATACTGTTTTACAATGAGAAAGGTTGTAAACAGCGATCTAAGCAGACTTAATATTGTTCGTGACATTTTAGTAAGACATAGAAAAATTATAATTTTTTATAGTTTTAACTATGAGTTAGAAATACTACGGGAATTGAAAAAAGAAATCACCTTAGCAGAATATAATGGACATAAACATGAACCTGTTCCAATAGATACTAGTTGGGTTTATCTTGTTCAATATACATCGGGTTCAGAAGGATGGAATTGTATTGAGACTAACACTATAGTGTTTTATTCTCTTCATTATTCATATCGGATAATGACGCAAGCAGCAGGAAGAATAGATCGTCTTAATACACCATTCTCTATCTTATATTACTTTTATATAAGATCGAAATCGCAAATAGACATTGGTATTGCGGAAACTTTAAAAGATAAAAAAGATTTTAACGAATTCAAATTTGTTAAAAACCAACTCTTGAAAGGAGAAAAAAATGAGGACAGCTGAGCAACTAGTAAATTTGAAAAAAGTTTTTTACAGGGTATATGGTCCGATTGTATTGTTTATGACTTTGGAGGAAATAAACAAAATGGGAGATCTGATTCAACAAGAAGCAGTTAGATCCAGTCAATGGACATGGAAAATTAAAGTTCGAACCATTGAGGATTCTTCTAAAAAATGGGACCAAATTGAAATGGAGCCTAAAGAGGTAAGATGTACTCTTCGTACCATATCTTCGAAGGTCGAAAAATTATTTCCTAAGCATCCAAAGATTGCAAGTGTATTAATAACTGCTAAAGAGGATGAGGATTTAAGTTTTGAATTTAAGTCAAATGTCCCTTCGTAAAAAAAACATGTGTTATAATAGAGGAGAGAGGATGTCGTTAAGACATTCTTTCTTTTTTTGCTTAGGAGCAAAAATGGAAAGCAAATTTCAATCAGATTTAATACAAGATATTAGGGACTTGTTCCCTAAATGTATTATTTTAAAAAATGATTCTAATTATCTTCAAGGATTTCCAGATTTATTGATTCTCAATGGTAATAGATGGGCCGCTTTGGAAGTTAAGGATAGTCGAACATCTAGGCATCAACCAAATCAGGATTATTATGTTGATCTAGCTTATAGCATGTCGTATGGTAGTTTCGTATATCCTGAAAATAAGGAACAGGTGTTAAATGAACTTCAACAAGCACTCTGATTTGGAAGATGAACATGCTTTCCTCGGAGGAAGTAGATACCATTGGGTCAACTACGATGAAGAAAAACTTGATTCTGCTTATATTAAATTTAGGGCAATTGAAAAAGGAATTCGATTACATGCTCTTGCTAAGAATTTAATTGAGTTGGGTGTTAAATTACCTAAATCAAAAAGCGCTTTTAATCAATATGTTAATGATGCTATTGGGTATAGAATGGTTCCTGAGCAACCACTATTTTATTCTTATAATGCTTTTGGAACAGCAGATGCTATTTGCTTTCGGGAAAATCTTTTAAGAATACATGATTTAAAAACGGGCATTACTGCTGTATCAATGCGCCAGTTAGAAGTCTATTCGGCATTTTTTTGTTTAGAGTACAATGTAAATCCAGTAGAAATTGGAATAGAATTAAGAATATATCAAACTGGTAATGATCTTGTTCTTCATAACCCCCTATCCGAAGATATTAGTTATATCATGGATAAAATAATTCTCTTTGATAAAAAGATTGACAAACTTAAAAAGGAGGAAGAACGATATGGCTAACGAGTTAAAGCATATTGGTACTCCTCGTCATTCTGGTCGGTATCCATGGGGATCTGGCGACGCACCAAATCAAAGAGGCGAGGATCTTTTAGGTTATATAAGTGCCATGAAAAAAAATGGCATGAGTGAAGTAGAAATTGCTAAAAGTCGAGGATTGAACACTAGTCAACTTAGAGGTTTGGTATCTATTGAAAATAATAGAAGAACTGCAGAACGTGCAGCAATGGCTTTTCGATTAAAAGAAAAAGGGTACTCGAATGCGGCCATTGGAAAAAGAATGGGAATTAGCGACCATACTGTAAAATCTTTACTTGATCCAGCTACCACAGAGAAAAATAAAATTACAGAAAATGTTGCTAATTCTTTAAAGGGGGAAGTAAATGAGAATAGATATGTTGATGTCGGAGTCGGAGTTGAGACATGGTTAGGAGTTAGTGGGACAAAGAAAGATGTCGCTTTAGCCGTGCTTAAAGAGCAAGGTTATAATATTTACACTGTTCATCAAGAGCAACAGGGAACAGGAAAATATACAATAATGAAAATTCTTGCACCTCCAGGAACAACAAAAGAGGATGTGCTAAGAAATCGTGATAGAATTAAGACTATTGGGCTAAATAGCGATGATGGTGGGAGAACGTTTAATCCTAAAAAGCCTCCTCTTTATATTGATGGAAAGCGAGTATTTGTTAATTATGAGTCCAATAAAGATGGCGTTATTGAATTACGCCGTGATGTAGATGATATCTCTTTAGGAAGTAAAAAATATGCACAAGTTAGAGTCGGTGTAGATGGCGATAAATTTATGAAGGGTATGGCCATGTATAGCGATGATGTTCCTAAAGGATATGATATTGTCTATAATACAAGCAAATCACTAAAAGATGCGGATAAAGTTTTTAAAAACATAGAAGCTGATGATGCAGACTATCCATTTGGTGCTGTTGTTAGACAAAAGTTTTATTTAGATAAAGATGGAAAGCAAAAGCAATCAGCATTAAATATAGTTGGCGAAAAAGAAGGTTCTGGTGAAGAGGGAGCTTGGGATGAATGGTCTAAAAATATATCATCTCAAGTTCTTTCTAAGCAAACTCCAGCCCTTGCAAAAAAGCAATTAAAATTGGCTTATGATCTAAAAAAAGAAGAATATGATGAAATACTGTCATTAACTAATCCCGCTGTAAAGCAGGCCCTTCTTGAGCCATTTGCTGACTCAGCAGATGCAGCAGCAGTTCATTTAAAGGCCGCTGCTCTTCCCGGTCAATCATCAAAAGTTATTTTACCTATCACTTCTTTAAAGGAACATGAAGTTTATGCTCCAGGATATTTAAGTGGAACTCCATTGGTTCTTATCCGTCATCCCCATGGTGGAATTTTTGAGATTCCAGAAGTGACAGTGAATAATAAAAATAGAGAAGGGAAAAGAATTCTTGGAGATGCAACTGATGTAATAGGGATGCATCCAAAGGTCGCTCAAAAATTATCTGGAGCCGACTTTGATGGAGACACAGTAATCGCCATACCGAATAAAGATAGGCATATTCAAACTGCAAAAGGATTAATCGACTTTGATCCCAAAATATCTTATCCATATTTCGAAGGTATGAAAGTCCTGGATAAACACACGAAGCAAGTAGAAATGGGAAAAATTTCTAATCTTATTACGGATATGACTATAAGGGCGGCATCTCCAGATGAAATAGCAAGAGCTGTTAGACATAGTATGGTTGTAATTGATTCTGAAAAACATAAATTAAATTATGTTCAATCATATTATGATCATAATATACCCCAGCTAAAAAAGAAATACCAAGGAAAAGAAAATGCTGGGGCATCAACTCTTATATCAAAGGCTGGTGCCACGGTACGTCGTAATGAAAGAGTAGAAGTAAGACCTAAAAAGGGTGATCCGAATTATACTGGTGATAAGGAATATGTAGATACAGGCCGTTCCTATTTTAAAACAAAGTTTATGAAAGATCCTATTACTGGAAAAAAGATTTATTTTCAGGGTGAAGGAAAGTTTCTTCCCAAACAAATAAAGTCTACTCGGATGGCCGAAGAGCGAAATGCATTTAATCTATCTTCAGGAACTAGAGTCGAAAGCGTTTATGCTCAGCATGCCAATGATTTAAAGGCCTTAGCTAGAAAAGCAAGAGTATCTTTAAATAACATGCCAAGCATGAAATACTCTTCCTCTGCTAGGAAAATCTATGATAGAGAAGTTGAATCTTTGAAGTCTCAACTAAGACTCGCCTATAAAAACAAGCCCCTAGAAAGACAGGCACAGTTAATTGCAGCAAGGGCAGTCCGGGCCAAACGTAGATCAAACCCCAGTATGGATGAAGATGACTTTAAAAAGATTAAAGGTCAGGAGTTGACTGATGCAAGACTTAGAGTTGGAGCTAAGAAAAGTAAGATAGCCATTACAGACCGGGAGTGGGAAGCGATTCAAGCCGGGGCTGTTTCCCATAACGTTCTTGTAAACATACTTAAGAATGCCGATTTAAAAGAGGTTAAGCAAAGGGCAATGCCTAGAATTTCTACTCCATTGTCAACAGCTAGAACTTCACGTGCACGTTCAA